GAAGGCTGTTTTACTAATTATCTTCATTGTATTTATCTATTAGGGTGATAGGTTTCCTCTATGAGGCCCGTGTATACTCGTATTAATTGCTTATCTTTGTACCATGGGTAAGAAGGAAGATAAGAAGATAGAGGAGCTACTAAATGGTAAGCGCATCCTAGAGCTTGAAACCGCTTTGATAAAATCGGAAGCAGAGCTTCAGGGTTATAAAAAAGGGGATAAGGCGAAGAGCGCGGACTACTCTAAGTATATCGTTATGCTTATAGCTGCTGTTGAGGGTCTTATCCTTATACTAGAGAGATTATTATAACAGTATACATCAGCGCGGGCAGAAATTCGCTACCTTGACTAATGCCGCCGATGTTAGAGCCCATTACTTCCCCCGTCGTGATGGGTTCTTTTTTTTGTATCTTTACACCATGGAATATATGAAAAAGTTTTTAGGAAAGTACGGTCAAGGCATCGCCTGTTCAGCCGTAACAGCAGGACTAGTTAGCGCTAACCTGCCTACAGCGTTATTCTTTGGGGTGTTTGCAGCAGTAGCTCTGTCTGTAGTATCAGCCTTTGTGGATAGCTTTTAATACATATACCTTATCTTTACTATAGTTCGGAATTGTAAAATTTCGGAACGCTAACGCGTTTAAAGGAAAGGAGGTGATAAGTATCTACGAAGAACCCTTGTGTGAGCAGGGGTTTTTCTGTATATTAGAGTATGATATATACGATACTAGCGATACCATTTGGGGCAGCGGCCTTATACAATTATACAGCGAAGACAATAGCAAACGATTGCTTCCGAGAACTAACGGAAGAGGAAATCGAAAGCTTCAACCTTACAAAGGAACAGGCGAAAGACGCTAAAGTGTTTGACAACAAGTCGGCAGGATGGAGGCTAGCTGTGATGGCTGTTACTTATTACCCTGCTTACCCTGTATTAATGCTGCAGAGATGGTTCACAAGCTAAATAAAATAATTGCTACCTTTGTGATTATATTATTACTCGGGTATGAAAGCACGGTTTCTCAATGGAAATGGCTTAAGAATTTGGAAACAAATCTTAATGCAGCACGTCTTCGCATCAAAACTACGGTTTTGTTTGTTCTGCTTGGAGTATATTTTATTCATACCACCACCAAAGAGGGAACTAGCAAGGGACTTAAGGAAAGTGGCAAACTACCCTCAGCAAAGGCACAGAAATTGGGCAATAAGGAAGTTCAACAAGTATTTCTCTTAATACCTAATCTCCTCTTCTCCCTCTATCTTACGATAGGTACGCTGAACATTATGGCGACCTTTATGACTTACGGACAGTTTCTGAGCGTTACGCCTTATGTTGAAATGTACATCAACGTCCTCACTGTTCTTGCCTACACCGAGATATTCCTGAAGGTAGCCTTTCTTCTTAAGAGGAAGCACGATACGCTCGTATAGCTTCTTACGACTCTGTCCGTACGCTTCTGCTATCCAAGTAATCTCAAAAAACTCTAGGTCATAAGCAAACATCAAGAACTCCAATTCAGCTCTAGATAAGTCTGTGTACTTTACCATATCCCTGATAGACAGGTTGTAATACTTCAAGTAGTTACGCTTTACATACTTGTCCTGTAATGGTAGAAACTCACGGTTTAGCTTCTTCTTATGTAGCTTGCTCTTCGGCATTTAATTTTGTATATTTGTACTATGGGTATAAACCCAATATAAATTAAATATACAGAAATAATGAGCAATTATCAAGAAGCTCCGCAAGAGTTTTTCGACGAGGTAGCTGAAAAGCTAGAGGGCATCAAAGCCCTTGTACAGAAGTACGAGCTCGAAAATCAATGGGTCTCCTGTTTCATCGGTGGTATCTACACTGAAGGGGAAGATAGCGAAGCAAAACTTAAAACAGTATTAGATTATGTAGTAGCAGACGAAGAGGAACTCGATGAGGTTCTTTCTATCGCTGTACAGTACTACCAACAGATGGACTCACCGTCTCTACCTACCGACCTGCGTGACACGGAGGATTGGACTTCAGAGGATTGGATGAACTTCATCAACAAAAACACAGAAGACGATGGAGCAGCCAATTAGAAAAATCATATCAGGACGTGACCCAAAGAATGGGTTCGCCTTTGTTGTAGGACAATCAGTATACGGTGGCGGAACTATCCATGCTATTGCAGTAGATGGTCGCGCAGAGCAGCTCTACGGACGCTCACGTTACCTTATATATGTAGAGAACGAAGATGGAGTAATCCTATGGAAGGCTATTGAAAATATGCCTGTTATTGTTGAATACGATATAGACCTAGGATAATGAGACCATTATACGATTTCATAGTGCACGTCCCTAAGTTGTTCGGAGATACCGTTGAGGTAGCAGGGATTGAACTTATAAAAGACACCCGTTGGGATGACTTCAAGGGGCGTGTATCTTATGGTACGATTAAAGCGATTCCCGCCAAAGCTGATTTACCCGAGTCAGTTAAGGTTGGGGATACTTTAGTCTTCCATCACCACGTGAACCAACAACCCGAGAAATACGGAATTGGAGAAGACCACTACTTAGTGGCTTGGCATCCTACCGAGATTAACGGTCAGGCTTACATGGTTATACACGAGGATGACTCTGTTACCGTTCTAGGTGATTGGGTTATTTTAGAAGCTACAGAAGATAAAGAGGTTGACATTGTTAGCGAAGGTGGCTTGTTCTTAGGGACTGAGCTAGTTGAGGCTAAGCAAGAGGCAGCCGTATTATACCCTAGTGCAGGTACAGAGGAGTTAGGACTAGAGGTTGGAGATGTTGTAATGTACGGTAAGAATGCCGACTACAGAATAACTCTGCCCGATGGTTCTCAAGTATTCCGTATGAAACCTGCTTATATATTTGCAGCTTATGTCTGATACTAATTTTACGTTGACTGCAGCGGAAAACCTACTAAGGGCTACCGAGAAGGCAATCAGCAATATGATAGAAGAAATCGAGAAGCCTGTTGACCAAGAGGTCACGGGCTCTGCTCGTAAAGCCGAACTAGCATCAATAAAGCAGACAGCAATGGACGCTAAGGAGCTGTTAGTGGTTAGGCAGGATATAGAACAAATGATAAAAAACGCAAGAGAAACAGGCACTATAGACGAAGAAAAAGACTTTGGTGGTGGATTCGCTGAAAGATTCAGTAAGTAGTTTTTTGTTTAAACATTTAATTAATATATTAAACGTATATTTGTACGTTGTACACTAAGTATGGCAGGCCTAAAAAGAATAGAAGGATATGAGGAGCATGTTATCAACATATGCCCTAACGATACGATGGGTGAAATCATCGAATTGGAGGGTTTGTTTATACAACTTCCTGTTGAACCCTCTGAGGATGCGACGTTGTTTTCCTCTGATGATAGGAGTGAGCAGTATTGGAAACGTCAAGCCCTGCCTGAAGCGCTCAAGGGGATACGTTCTATGGATGAGTGGGCGGAACAGCCGAGTAACTTTCGAAAGACCTATCGTTCATATATCGAGCAAGAGTTTAAGCGTAGGTCTGAAGGGGTTTGGCTTTACATTGATGGTCAAAAAACTTATATAACAGGAACACATTACTTCATGCTTCAGTGGGTGAAGATTGATGGTTCATTCTACGGGGACTACCTCGCATTTCAACGCAAACTATTTATTCACGCAGAAGCCTGTAAAGTTGACCCACGTTGTGTAGGTCAGTTGTTTACCAAGTGTAGACGTTCAGGATATACAAACATGGCGGTAGCTACTCTGTTAGCGGAGGGCACTCTTGTAAAAGATAAGGTTCTAGGCATTATGTCTAAGACAGGTTCTGATGCACGTGACAACGTCTTTATGAAAAAGGTGGTATCTATGTATAGACACTTCCCGTTCTTCTTTAAACCTATTCAAGATGGTTCTACTAACCCTCGTGTTGAGCTTGCTTTCCGTGAGCCTGCGAAAAAGATTACTAAAAACAATAAGACAGCTCAAGTCGGTGAAGCACTGAATACCGTAATAAATTGGAAAAACACAGTGAACAACGCCTATGATGGTGAGCGCCTATACTACCTGTTTCTCGATGAGGCGGGTAAGTGGGAAAAGCCTGCGGACATCCGTGAAGCATGGCGTATTAACAGAACCTGTTTAATTGTAGGTCGTAAGATTGTAGGTACTGCTTTGGTAGGCTCTACGGTAAACCCTATGGCTAAAGGTGGCTCTCAATATAAAGACCTTTGGAATGACTCAGACCCGTCGCAAAGAAATGCAAATGGCCGTACACGGTCTATGCTCTACCGTATATTCATCCCCGCTTACGAAGCGCTTGAAGGATTCTTCGACAAGTTCGGAAACCCCATTATTGACGACCCTGAAACAGTTGCTGAAACTTCCGACGGTGAGCTAATCGACTATGGCGCAAGGACTTACCTCAACAACGAAAGGAAAGCACTCAAGAATGATGCAAACGAATTGAACGAGGTTACTCGTCAGTTCCCATTCTCTACACAGGAAGCATTTCGTGACTCGGTAGAAAGTAGTCTGTTCAATCTAGGTAAGATATACGAGCAGAAAGAATATAACGATATGATGTACCCTAGCCCTGTAGTAAAGGGTAACTTCCATTGGAAAAACGGGGACATGGACTCAGAGGTTGTGTTTGAACCGTCACCCGAAGGTAGATGGACTCTATCATGGCAGCCGAAGCAGGATAATCGTAACGTTAGGTCTAAGCACAGAAACGGACACTATCAAGCGCCCCACGGAAACCTAGGGGTAGGGGGAGTCGATAGCTATGACCTTGACGCTACCACAGATGGTAGAGGCTCGAAGGGGGCTTGTCACTTCTATAACAAGTTTAACATGAATGGTATTAGCAACGTATTCGTAGCAGAGTATTGTTCACGTCCACCCATGGCTAAGATATTCTATGAAGATGTATTAATGGCGGCAGTATACTTTGGATACCCAATCCTAATCGAGAACAACAAATACGGTATAGCTCGTTATTTTGAGGAGCGTGGGTATTTAGAGTATCTGCTTGACCGCCCTGCACATTTAGGTGGCGGAGCATCCAAGTCTAAGACTAAAGGTATACCGTCTACCTCAGCAGAGGTTATACAGGCGCATGCCATGGCTATAGAGTCTTATATACATAACTACGTAGGAGAGAACATAGACACAGGACAGATGGGTAGAATGTATCTACAGGATACGCTAGAAGATTGGATAGGCTTTCGTATAGACAATCGTACCAAGTATGATTTAACTATATCAAGCGGACTCTGTTTACTAGCTGCTCAAATTAAGCCGAAGGTACAGAAACAAGCGGACTTCACTAACAAGACATTCTTCAGACGGTACAACCCGAACGCTTAGGGATTTTTTCTTATCTTTGCACAATAGTTAATCAAGAGCGAAACGCACTACGATGAAGAAGAATTACGGAAATTTCCCTGACCCTACTGCTAAATCCACTGAGAAGTTATCTCAAGGGTACGGTAAGGCTTACGCAAAAGCTATCCTCGGTCAATGGGGAGGCACAGAGTCAACATCATCTTTGTATCAGAAAAGAATGAAGGAGTTTGAAAGAGCTAGAGATTACGCTCAAGGAACTCAGTCTACTCAAATATACAAGCAAATACTTAACAGTCTTGACGGTGTCGGTGGTGGCGGAACGCTACTTAACCTAGATTGGACTCCTGTACCTATTGTTCCTAAATTCGTAAAGATTGTAGTAAACAAAATACTATCTCAAAAACCATATCCTAACTTAGAGGCTATTGACCCTATCTCACGCGGTGAGAAGGAGAACAAAAAAGCTCGTGTAAAAGCTGCTATCGAGAACAAAGCGTTTTTGACAGAGATGCGCGACCTTGGAGCTCAAGTTACTGACGATATCGACAACCTACCTGACACACAGGAAGAGGCGGAGATATTCATGGACACAAACATCAAGATTGCTGCAGAAATCGCTGCTCAGGTTGCATGTAACTTAACCCTAGAGTGGAATGACTTTAATGATAGTACGTTCCGTAGAGCTGTAGAGGATTTAGTAGTCTGTGGTATGGCTGCGGTTAAACGTGAGAACGACCCTAACCATGGTATTACTGAGCGTTATGTTGACCCTAGTCACTTAATTCACTCTTACTCTGAAGACCCGTTCTTAAAGGACTTGGTATACGCAGGTGAGATTCGCATTATGACAATCATGGAGCTCAAAAGAATCGCAGGTAACAGCGTGTCTGAAGAGCAGTGGGAAAAAATAGGACAAGGAGTAAAGAATAAGTTCGGTAACGACAGCTCTAAGGTAGCTAGAAATTACTATGACCAACGCACAGGTCGTCAGTCTTACGGATATGACGAATACACAGTAAACGTATTAGACTTTGAGTATATCGGTCTAGACGAAAT